GATCTAACCATTCCTCAAATTCACCTGCGATGGCACGGGCAGTATCATAATCCTCTGCTGTTCGGATTCGTTCAATTGCCCAGTCACGAACCTGCACGATGGGTTCAATCTGTGTTTCCATAATAATCTTTTCGGAAGTATCGAGAGAGGATATTGCTATTATACCAGGCTGGGATTCCGTCGTCAAGGGATTCTGTGAGGACATTGTGGACAAAGAGTTGTCGGGTTTCTTCGAAATTTGTTTTTCCTTTTGTTCTGTGAAGTGAAAGAATATTTCTTGTAAAGTTTTCTTTACCAAATTTCTGAATGTCTTCTTTAAGTTCCGGACAGGATCCATAATACTTCTTCCAATCTGACTCTGATTTTACTTTTCTATTTTTTCCTTTTGGTGTTCGGAATTGCCAAAAATACTTTCTGCCAAGATAACTCCGATGATTGAGAGTATTTCGTATAAGATATACAAACCCGTAATAATCTTGGATCTGATCTGAGTCAAATATTTTCTCTTCATAAATCCAAGGATTATCGTAGTTACATCCTATACTCATCAATAATGTTAAGAACTTCGTCCAAATATTTATGAGCCAGAACCTTGGGATTCGTAATAAGTTGATTTACTTGATCTTCATATAACTTATGTTTTAATTTCAATACACGAACTTTGAGTTCGTCTTTACTCATTTCATTTCTTGGCATAAAAAAGGGGAGTGTTGATTACTCCCCTATCTATACTTGATATTAAAGTTTGAAACCGCTGAATGTGTCTTTTTTCACATCTTGTTTGATTCCACCAACCACATAACTTTCAACTTCCGTTTCCTGGGGTGCCACCTGAAGACCTTTAGAGGAAATCCAGTGCTGAGTCCAAGGAAGTGGGTTATTGTTTGCTGCGATATCATATTGTGGTTTTAATCCTATTGCCTTGAGTCTGCGATTTGCAATCCACTCAACATATTGCTGAAGAAGTTTATCGTTTAATCCGATCATACTACCATTCTTGAAAAGATAGTCAGCCCATTTTTTCTCTTCGTTGACAGCACGATCAAACATTGCATAAACCCACTCTTCTTCTTCCTTTGCAATCTGTTGCATTTCGGGATCATCACCTTCTCTCCACTTATTCATAATATTTTGAGTAAGTGCTAGATGTTGATTTTCGTCTCTTGCGATAAGGCTAATGATTTTAGCTGATCCTTCCATAAGCTTAAGTTCGCCAAAGGCGAAACTACAAGCAAAACTAACGTAAAACCGAATTCCCTCAAGAATGTTAACATTTGCAATTGCTCTGTACAACTTTCTTTTGACATCATTGAGTGTATCTTTTGCGAGAGGAACGTTTTCGAGTTGATACATCCATTGATCGGATGATCCATAATTCTGTGCTGCGGTTATGAAATCATCATATGATTCTGTAACACTCTTAGCGCGTTCAAGAATGCGCTCATCAGTAATAATTGTATCAAACACTTCAGATGGATCTGAGTATATGTTTTTGATTATGTACGTATAAGAACGACTATGAATCATCTCCATGAACTCCCAGACAGTCATACATGCTTCCAGTTCCGGTAAAGAACAATATGGAAGAAATGCTAATCCGGGACCACGACCCTGTACACTATCTAGCATAATTTGATACTTCAAATTGGATGTGTAGATGTGTTTTTGTTCGTCTCTTAACGTTTGATAATCACCTCGATCCTTTTGCAAGGAAACCTCTTCAGGTCTCCAAAAATACCCTAGTTGCTGAGTTGTTAACTTATCAAAGATTGGATACTTATAAGAATCATAACGTTGAATTCCCAAAGGTTTTCCAAAAAACATTGGCTGTTTTTTGGTGTTGACTTGCTCTGTATTGAAAACAGTCATGCCTTTGACTTGCGTTTGTTCTTCTTGATTAAGAATTTTAAACTGCATTTTTTGATCTCCAAGTAGTCCATTTAACATCATCATTTAAATTCATATTTCAACTCGCACATACTATTTACCTCTTCAAAATATTTGAGTTTCATAACTCCATTTATACCCTTTACAATGATTAAATTTTCCTTCACAAGTATATTTAATATTAGAAGGATTTGTTTCTACAAATTTAGCAGCATCACTAATAGATTGAAACTCTCTTAAAAAGTTTCCTTCAATATCATACTGGAATACTTTGATTCGTTTTACATTTGGATTATTTTTGAGTGTTTTAGATGTTTTACTTTTACTCTCTTCTTTGTGAGATTTTCCAGAAAATCCACAAGGAGACAGTTGACCCTTTCTCATTTTACTCCATTTTTCTTTTTGTTCTTCTGTGTGTGCTTGATTGTAGAATGGATTTTTGTTGCCTACAAATTTTCCAGTGTTCTTTTGAGATATTATCTTTTTGGTTTCTTCAGTATGAGAGTATCCAAGAATTCCATTATCTCCACCAATAGTTTGATTATATTTTGGTTTTAATTCAGAAATCCAAAATACTTCTCTATCAGTCAAATTTTCTTCACATACTTCAACTTCTTCAATAATAAAATTTTCCTTTCCATATTTTCTTATTGCTCTATGAAAATATGAACTTGAATTTCTAGTTAGTGCATCATAGCAGTGATTATTAAATCTATATTTTAATTTTTTTCTAGTCATACCAATATAAAAATCACCATTCACTATATTTGTTATTTTATAAATGCGACCTCCCATAAGATAAAATAAAAACCTATTACTATTTATAATAATAGGTCTTTACACTTTCGTCAAATTTTACAACTTTCACAATCTTCCTCTTCGGCACCAGAAAGTTCTTGAAGGAGTGATTGAAGATTAGGTTTCTCCTCAACTACTTCATCAGTTTTAATATCATAAGTGTTTTGATAATATGCTGTTTTCCAACCATATCGATAACAGTTCAAGAAATCATTTGCCATTATTGAAACTGGCACTTCATTATCTGGATAATTTTCTGGATTATAAGACCAGTTTCCAGAGATGGCCTGATCAAAAAATTTCTGAATCATCGCAACAATTTTAATATATCCATCATTACTTTTCATATCCCAGAGCAACGTATAATTATTTTTAAGTGTTGCGTATTGGGGAACAATTTGTTTCAGTGGACCCTTCTTGGATTTCTTGATGGACAGAAATCCCCGAGGAGGTTCGATACCATTAGTTGCGTTAGATACCACAGAACTGCTCTCGGAAGGCATCTGTGCGGACAGTGTGGAGTGTCTGAGACCGTGTTTCAGAATCGATGCTCTGAGTCCTTCCCAATCGTGATTAAGTTTTACGGAAGATATTTCATCTACATCTTTCTTATAGGTATCGATAGGAAGAATACCATCAGAATACTTGGTGCGTCCAAAAGATTCACAGTATCCTTTTTCTTGAGCAATCTTATTTGATGCCTTGAGAAGAAAATATTGAAAGGATTCTGAAAGTCCGTGAACCGCATCCCATGCTCCTTGAGAATCGTATTTGAACCCCAGTTTAGCAAGATAATGTGCCAGACCAATATAACCGATTCCAAGAGATCTTCGTGCCTTTGTAGCAACTTCTGCTGCCTTGACCGGATACTTTTGATAATCAATGAGTTCTTCGAGAGCACGAACAGAAAGTTCACAGAGTTCTTCGAGTTCATCATCGGACTTGACTTTACCTACGTTGATAGCAGAAAGAATGCATAATGCAATTTCTCCTGTGGTCTCATCAATATGCTGAATCGGAACTGTTGGTAATGTGATTTCTTGACAGAGATTACTCATCTCAATCTTATCCTTAAAAGAACTGTGAGTATTACAGTGATCTATATTCATAATATAGATTCTGCCCGTTTCTGCTCTTTCTTTAAGAAGACTGAGAATAAGTTCTTGTGCCTTAATCTTTTTTGACGGAACAGACGAATCATTTTCGTATTGAACGTATAAATCATCAAACTTGTCTGTTCCGAAAGAATCATATAGTCCAGGTACATCGTGTGGGGAGAAAATCGTAATCTCACCATCTTGAATAAATCTTTCATAAAATATTTTACTAATCTGAATTGAATAATCTAACTTACGAACACGATTGTCTTCCGTACCTTTGTTATTTTTGAGAACTAATATATCATTTATTTCTTGGTGCCAGATTGGAAAGTGGACAGTAGCACTTCCACCACGAATCCCGTTTTGTGTGCAGCACCTAACAGTTGACTCAAACTTTTTGAGGAATGGGATAACACCTGTATGCTGAACTTCTCCACCTCGGATTTTACTGTTGATGCCACGGATTCTGCCTGCGTTGATACCGATACCAGCCCTTTGTGAGACATACCTGCCAATAGCCATATCACTGCTAAAGATACTATCGAGGGAGTCATCAACATCAACCAGAACACAAGATGCAAATTGACGAAGGGGAGTTCTGACCCCTGCCATGATTGGTGTTGGAATGTTGATTCGGTGTCTTGAGATTGCGTCATAATACCTCTTGACGTATGAAAGTCTGGTTTCTTTGGGATATTCCGCAAATATTGTGAGTGCGATCATAACGTACATAAACTGTGGAGTCTCATATACTCCACCACCACTGCGATCCTGTACAAGATACTTATCAACTACCTGACGCAATCCTGCGTAAGTAAACAGATAATCACGATCATGACGAATAAATGAATTTACAGCATCAATATCTTCCTTGGAGTATTTATTGTAAATATCAGAATCATAAACTTCTGCGGAAACGCAGTCCATAATATGTTTCTCAAGATGTGGAAGTTCTTGCATCTTTCCATAAAGTTGCTTACGAATTGAAAATAGAAGCAGACGAGCAGCAACAAATTGATAGTTAGGATGTTCTAAATCAATCAAATCACTTGCACTACGAATCAAAATTTCTTGAATTTCGGCAGTGGTAATTCCATCATAAAACTGAATTCCAGACTGTATCTCAACTTGTGATGCAGAAACCCCCGCAAGACCCTTACATGCCTCATCAACCATTAAATGCATCTTATCAAGATCTATTTGCTCAACGTGCCCACTTCTTTTTTTAACCTTAAGACCGTTACTCATATTTTTTTCCAGGTAGTAAATTTAAGTGTTGCTTCTAATCCTACATATGTATTTGATTCAATCATTTCCTTAACGTTGTGTCCAGAAAGAATCATATCATTAATATCTTTTTCCTGAATATTATTGGGCCAGATTACAACTTTTTCTCCACGATCAATGCACTTTGAGATTCTTAAGTGAATTTTAGAATTTCGTGGTTCATTATCATAGATCCACACAGGATCGCAAATCCCCCACTTACTAATATCACCATCAGCTCCGCACAGAGCAATCGCATTTGAAAGGAATGTGGAATCAAACGGTCCTTCAGTAACGTAAACAGTTTCGTCCTTTTTAACATCATCAAGTCCATAAATTTTTGGTGCATCTTCGTGGAGCATTACAGTAATATATTTAATCTTATTAATACCCAGTGATCTTCCCTGAAATCCAATTAAAGTCTTTTCATAAAACATTGGAATGATGATTCTTGGTTCATCATACTTCGTATCATCAAAGGTTTTTTTAAGAGAATTTGTCCATTTCTTAAACTTTTCGGCATAATAAAACTTATCTGGATTTAATTTTCTACCTTGTAAATATCCAGATGCACTTGAGTTTTCAGATGCTCTTGGTAAATCTATCTTTGATTTGAATTCAGGAGTCTTAAATTCAAATTTAGGTTCTTCAACCACAAAGTTTTTACCGGTGTGTCCTTCTTTAAACTTCTCAAAAGAATATTGTTTGTGAATCTCTATATCAATTTGTTTTAGAAAATTGCTAAAAGAGATATTGATACCACAATTATGACACTTGAAGTTTGTATTATTTTTGACCTGATACAAATATCCTCGTGCCTTACTTTTGTTTTTTTGAGAATCTCCACATAAACAACAACGAAAGTTATAAAGATTATTCTTGACTCTTTTAAACTTCTGAAGTCTAGATGAAATTAAATTAATAAACTTCACATCAATAAAATCCATTTTTACAATTAGGTCCGTGACCCCATCTAATAAAATTACCTTTCGTCATCATCTTATCACATACAGGACACTTAAACAAGTTTTTATTAATATGATCCCATGATTCAGTATTTCCAAAATTTGGATTTTTCTCTCCTATTTTAGATTGTCTTATTTTTTCATTTCTTTCTTTTGTTATTTTTGGAATATTTCCTTTTTGAAAAGATCCATTATTACTCATACCAGATTTCATAGGATTATTTTCTTTCATCCTTTTACTGTTTTTTTCTCTAACTTCGGGCAAATCCATGTTATTGTGAATTACTTTATTTTCTCCGTTTACAAAAGTATTTAAAGTTTTAATCCAATATCTCTCTCTTTCATACATTTCTTCAGTTGAAGTTTCTTCTAAAATTTTATATTCACAATCAAGAAATTTTTTATTTAATTTGTGTTGATTTTTTCTTCTAGGTAAATTGATACTACAACCTACATAAACAGGTTTATCATCTTTGTAATAGCAGTACACTCCTACCATAAAAATCTATAGGTATTTCTAGTATAACAGATTATCAAATCTTGTCAAGACATAGACTTGTAATGATTGCTGTCCACTTGACAATTGAATTGGTAAGTTTTTGAAGTGAATAGATTGTCGTTTTCTTTTGAGTTTTCATTGGCCTGAAATAATGCCAACACTCTTTTATTTATTTTATACGAGTCTGTTCTATACGACGATGATCTTCCATTCCACTTGGAGTAAACCAACCAGATGCCAAACTTGCGAAAAGTGCTACTAATACGGTTAGAACTGCTCCGGTACCAACAGTCATCCATTTGATTTTTGAAATTTCACCAACTTGTTCTTCCAAATCATCAATTCTATCTGATGTTTTTTTATGTTCTTTTTGATTTTCTTCTTTAAGGTTATCAATCATTTTTAAAATTAAGTCATCGGTTCTTTGACCATACTCAATTTTTTCATCGTGAACTGCAAGCATTTTAATTACATTCGTATTAACTTCACTCATTTTTTGAATCGCATCATCAAGTTTGTTGACTATATTTGCAAAGTCAGCAAACTTTTGTTCTAATACGGCAACTTTTACGATTTCTTCTGACATTTTTTTAAGAGCAAAGTTAATATGTTAGATAAGGAGCACTTTGCAAATATGAATTATCATCTGTGACTATTTATTCTTTAAATAATCTAACCAAGGTTTTCTCTTTCCCTTAAAAAACTTCTTTGATTTCATTGTGGGATCAAGTCCAGCAACAGGTCCTTGTGGATTTGCAGATCCACTAAATCCACCTTGAGAACCTGGAGCATTTGCTGTCATATTTTCTCTAATAATAGAAATTATTTTATTCAGTACCTTTTTTTCCATTATAGATTTTGTAAAGTTCTTCTAGACAATCTAAATCAACCTGAATATTATGAATATCTGATTTTGGATACTCTGGGAGTTTTCCAAGAAAAATAATAAAACTTTTAATAGGAGACCAAAGTTCCTTTTCAATTTTGAAAAATAACATTGGTGTTGTTGCCTCACCAAAAATATTATAAAGAATAATAAAATGATTTAGAAGAAGATGAATTTTTAGTTCATCTCCATTCTTATACTTTCGCAGTAACCTTTTAATATATTTAAAATGATTTAAATCTTTATCAAAATCTTCTTTTGTTACTGCCTGTGGGTTTTCATAATTTTTAACTGCAAAGAGAAGAAAATTATCACTATTCAATTCATTAAAAATCATATATCACATTGCGGGTGGATAGTCAGTATTTCCAGTAGTAATACCTGACATCGCAACAAGAACTTCACTCTTAACTCTGATATTACCCTCATTATCTCTATAAGTTGTAACTCCAACCCAACCGGCATGAGATAGTTTAAACTTTGTTGATATTGCTGCTTCTGTTCCGGCATCCTCAACACCAATCACAGAAGTTTCATGACCACCAGTAACTCTAGAGAATGTGATGACTGCTGCCGTTGCAATTCCAGCAGAAATGGTAGATGCAAGTGAAACACTGGTAGCACCAACAGTTGAAACAATTCTATTATTTGCACCACTTACAAATGTATCTCCTGCAACTACTCCAGTTAAGGAATTAACAAAAACTATATTTGTTCCAATACCGGCATTTGTAGTTGCTGCAGAAACTAATACTGTGATAGTTTCAGTATCTCCACCACTGGATTGATTTAGATGACTATCAAGAACTGCAAATTTTGGACATTCACTAACTTGAAACTGCACTCCAGAAATTGCTGCCCCACTCAGTCCTGCGGTTGATGCGATTGATAATTGAGTTGTGCTTGCAATTCCAACAATCACAGCATCTCCAAGGTGAGTATTAAATGCTGCTCCAAATCTGATTACATCACCAGTTTTAGCAGCACCAACGTTTCCAAAGGTAGTTCCACTACCAGTTACAACAAGAGTGCTATAATCTAAAGATACTGTTCCACCAGAACCGACATTATCATTGTTTCCCCAGAGTGCCATTCTTTTTACCTATAATTCGTTAATCTAAAAAGTATTTATAAAAAAAGAGACCTCGTTAATTTGAGAGTCTCTTTATTTTTTTGCAATAATCATCAAAACATTTCTGACAAATTGATAAACACTATTTGCCTTTATATTTTGATTTTGCCCAATGTATTCTGATAGGGAGAATAACATTCCAAAGGCAATTGTGAATCCCCAATTTGTGAGAAAGCAAGTAATCACTTACAGTTCTTCAGAAGAGCAACTCTTACGGTAGAGGCAATTACATTATCAATGTCATTGTCAGTGGTCTTTACATAACGGTCAATCAAATCTACAACCAGTTTTTTTACCTGGCAGGAATTGAGAAACTGAAACAAAATTGGTTTGATTAAATTTACTAGATTTGCCATTTTAAAAATCCTATTACAACAATTCTATTTAGAGATTTTACCAAATTTTAACTATTTTTTGGGATGCATAACTTTTTTAGGGTCATAGTTAGGACTATTGGGATTACTGGGAGAATTTTTCCACCCCTTTTCAAACGCAGGAGTGTTCATTGCATTTACTCTATCAACAAACATTTTTGTATTATCTTGTCGTTCTACTTCAGAAATCTGCTCACCTTCTGGTTGATAAGATGCTTCTAAAGGAAGTTTTCCAGACTTCTGCATTTGAAGTTTTTGACGATCAATTTGCTGCTTTTTTTGCTGAATCATTTTTAGGTTAGCAATCTTAGACTTGTCCAGAAGTTCTGTTTTTTTATCTACCATAGAATTTACTGGTTCTGTGGTGGGTTCAGGAAGCATTTGTTCCGAAACTTTCTTTTCTGGAAGTCCTTTATGCTTGGTCTTTGCAAAATCCTTTGCTTGTTTCGTAGTCATTCCTGCAGCAGCAGATGCAACTTCTGGTGATGGTGCTTTCATTTCACCACTCTTTGTTGCATAAACCATACCCATAAAACGTTGTTGGGCTTTGCTTAGTGATTTTTCATCAATCTGCATTTGCTCATTCTGAATAGAACCAATCAGATCGTCAAGTTTAGATCTTTTTCTTTTTGGTGCTGGTTTTGCCTTTGCTTTTGGTGCTGGTTTTGCCTTTGTTTTTGGTGTTGATGCACTTCCTTCCCAAGGATCAGAAACTGGTTGTGCTGGTTTTGCCTTCTTTTGAGTGGGTGGGGTATAAGAACCACTACTTACTCTTTCCTTGGTTCCTGCACCTGCACCACGATATGTTGATGCAGATCTGGGTTTTGTCTGTGCAGGACTTGGAGTAGTGTCTCCACCTTCCATTTTACGAGCAACACCCAGAGCACCCCTTGCAACTTTTCTTGCTCCTGTTGCGACTGCTTGTTTTGCCGACTTCTTAAGGTTAGAAAGATATTTTTTTGCTGTTCCTAAAAGTCCTTGCTTTTTCTTTTCTGTGGTCGGAGTATCGTGTCCAAAAGTAACCTTTGCTTCTGTTAGAGCATATTCAAGTGCCTCTTCAATTTCATCCTCATCATATCCGTCATCTAAAAGTTCAGTATAAACATTTTCAACAATATAATCCAACTCATCAAGTTCAACAATTTCAAGCAGAGTTCCACCAAGATTTTCTACAGAATCTTTGATTGTTGGATTAATCGTGATTTTGTTTTTTATATTTTTTTTTTCTTCAACTTTTTTTGTTGCCTCAATATCATCCATTACTTCGGCAAGGTCATTTCTCCAGTTTGAGAAACCTTCCTTTACTTTCTTCTTTGAGATTGCCTTACCAACTACTTTGCGACGATTGTGAAGATACTTATCTGACTTATCAGTATCACCATCATTATCAATATCATCATCTTCTTGACCTACAGGGTCTAGTGCTTCTTTCTTCATAGAACCATAAGTTTTTTTGTTATACTCTTTTCCACCGGGTCCAATATCAGCAATTGTATATCCAAGTTTTTCTGGTGGAACCGAAACCTTCACCATTGGTTTTTTCTTTGCTTCATCAACGGCAACCTGCTCCAAATAAACCTTTGAAATATCGTTAAGAATATTATGAGACATTAGAATAAGTGCTTTCTTTTATTTTCTTATATTTATTTATGAATTCTTTTACATTACTATAACCTTTATAAGGTTTTGCTCCGTGTTGTAGATTTGTCTTATCACCTTTTTCAAATCCCGGAGTCATATCTGCAACATACTTAAAATACCCAGAGGTGCCGACAAGAGTATTTGGTTTTCCAGGAAGTCTTTGCTTTCTGCTCATTTTTGTTTCTGTATATTCCATTACATCCTTTATCCAGGACTTAAACATATAGTCTTGTTCAGTAACACAAATCAAATGATTGGTGCCTCTACGAGTAATTTTACCAACCAGACCAGTATTTAAGTTCTCTACAATATCACCAAGTTTATAGATTTTTTCTTTTACATAATTTTCACGAAGATTTCTCATATCAAACTTTGGAGCAATCTGCCATAACTCAACAACTTCTTTTTTCTTTTTCTTTGCTCCCATTCCTTGACGAACTGCATTAAAAAGACTTTGCGTATCTGCATCATTTAGTGTTTTTGGAGTTCCTCTGCGGAAAGAATCAAAATCATTATCTAAAACTGCCTTTCTCATTTTAGATGCAGACATTCCTTCCACACCATCAGCATCAGCATCTCTTACTCCTGCAGAAACTACACGAATTAAATCAAAGTTATAAAGATCTCCATTATACTTTTGTGCAATATTCTCAAATTCTGCCTGACGATCAGAACCAACAACAATATTTACATTTGCATATCCCTCTTCATTTGCAGCAATCAAAACATCAAAAATAGATCTCATGTCATTATCATTAATAATCATTTCTTCAAAATCAGGAAACATCTTCTTCATAAATGAAATCTTCATATCAGGATCTAAAGGATTTTTCTTTGGATCTTGAGTTCTTGATGGATAAATTTTAACATCTCCACCAGAAGATATTCTCTTTGCAGA